CCAGGGTGCCCCTAAAGGATTTTGGGGAGCATTACAGGATAGGATAGCTAACCTGATCCCAGGAGCAGAGGCATCAGTTGCCAGGGATGTAGAGTTTGAGAGAGAGCAACGAGAACCTACTTGGTTCCCACCGACTACTTCATCTGGTAGTGCTATGGTTACTGAGCCAATTCCTACTGTAGAACCTTCCCCGTTTATTGTTCCTAGTTTTGCGGAGGGTGGTTATACGATAGCACCAAGCGGTCCAGCGGTAGGTGATGAAGAAGAGGAAGTCAGCGAAGAGCGTGTTGTGGAAATCAAAAAGAAACCAAAGGAAAAGCGCACTTCAGTTGAAGAGCAGGTAGTGGTCGCATCAGAAGTCAAGAAAGCATTAGACAATGCTTCCAAAGGAAAGAAGGTGAAGAATGAGCTGAAGGCTATAGTAGAATTAGCAAAGGTTGATCCTACTATCGTTAAAAGATACACCACTCCTGGTAGCCAAGCATTACAGGATATTACAGCCCAAGTAGATAGCTTCTCTTTCATGCCAACCATTCAGAAAAAGAAGAAGCAACCAGTTGTAGATCCTTGGGCATTTGAAGACAGAAGAGGTGGAAGGCGGTGACCGAAAGACAAGAAAAATTTGTTGAGTATTATTCACTTACTGGCAATGCAGCCAAGTCTGCAGTGGAGGCTGGTTATTCCAAAAAGACAGCTAAACAGAAGGGATACGAACTCAAGAAACTTCTCAGCAATGAAATACATGAACAGACTCAAAAGATACTTCAAGACAAGATTCCCGCAAGCATACACTGGCTTACAGAACTGGCACAGACAGCGGAAAGCGAGAGTGTTCGCCTTGGAGCGATCAAGGATCTTCTGGATAGAGCGGGACTGAAACCTGTAGAACGCATTGAACAGACAAACGTAGAGCGAATGTCAGATGAGGAAATCCAAAGGGAACTCAACGCACTCATCAAACATTAGAAGTTTAGAACTTTTACGTGAACAACGTAAGAGGGAGAGGTATAATAGGATTGATACATACGATCCCTACCCATACCAATCCACCTTCCACGAGACAGGGAAGGATTGCAACCAGAGACTTCTCATGGCTGCCAACAGAATTGGAAAATCATTCTGTGGTAGTATGGAGCTTTCCTATCACTTAACTGGATTCTATCCAGATTGGTGGAAAGGCAGAACTTATCGCCAACCTGTGATAGCATGGGCTGGTGGTGTCTCCAACGAGACAACCAGAGACATCGTTCAGTTTGAATTATTGGGTTCCCCCGATGATCCAGAGGCTTTCGGTTCCGGTACTATACCGAAAAATCTAATAATAAAGACCGAGAGAAAACCTGGAGTACCTAACGCTAAGAGTGTGGCACTCATTAAGCATGTTAGCGGAGGGAACTCTTCTTTATTCTTCAAAGCCTATGAGATGGGAGTAGAGAAGTGGCAGGGTAGATCCGTAGATGTGATCTGGCTTGACGAGGAACCTTCAAGGGATATATACTCGCAAGCTGTAACCCGAACGCTTGACAGGAGGGGGATGGTTTATATGACATTCACCCCCGAACAAGGAATGACAGAGACAGTTGCATCCTTTATGAACAACCTCCAACAAGGACAGTCTTTAACAAACGCAACATGGGATGACGCTTCAGAGAAAGTCATCTCCATGAATGGACAGAATGGGCACCTTAACGAATTGGTTATGGAGCAGATCCTTTCTTCCTATTCTCCCCATGAGAGGGAGATGCGTAGATACGGTAGACCATCTATAGGTTCAGGCTTAGTCTTCCCTGTACAGGAAGACAAGGTGATTGTAGAGCCCTTTGAGATCCCAATGGAGTGGGCTAGACTGTCAGCGATAGACTTTGGTTATGACCATCCCACAGCAGTAGTGTGGTTAGCATGGGATAGAGAAGAAGATACTTACTATCTCTATGATTGTCACAGAATGTCCAAAGCCACACCGCACGTTCACTCTGGTTACATCAAAACCAGACCCAATTGGATACCAATGGTATTCCCCCATGATGGAAATAGGAAGGATTCTATGGGGAATCCAGGTCTAGCAGACCAATACAGGAGTCATGGCATCAACATGCTCCTTGATCACTTCACAAACCCCCCAGCTTTAGGGGAAAAGAAGGGTGGAAATTCCATAGAAACAGGTATAATGGCTATGCTTCAGGCTATGGAAAATGACCGATTTAAGGTGTTTTCCACACTTTCTGACTGGTTTGAGGAGTTCAGGATGTATCACAGGAAAGCTGGTAAGATCGTACCCGTAAGGGATGACTTAATGTCAGCAACAAGGTACGCATTTCAATCAATGGATAGATTTGGAATCTCTGGTGGAGAAGAAGACTGGAGTAAGGAAATTGAATATAAAAACATGGGCATTGTATGAAACTAACTGATGACGAAATTCTAAGTAGAATACGGGGAGAGATAACAGACTCGCTTGGGTATGGTGGTGAGATCTCCAAGCAGCGTGAAGATGCTATGCTTTACTACTATGGTCTTCCCTTCGGGAATGAGGTGGAAGGAAGAAGCCAGTATGTAGACTCCAGTGTCATGGACACGATTGAATGGATCAAACCTTCCCTGATGAAGATCTTTGCATCAGGTGATGAGGTAGTTGTTTTTAATCCGCAGGGTCCAGAGGATGTAGAGTCAGCCAAGCAAGCCACGGATTACGTTAATTATGTTTTCATGCGTGACAACCCTGGTTGGGAAATCCTTTACTCCTGGTTCACTGATGCACTTCTACAAAAGAATGGTATCGTTAAGTGTTGGTGGGATGAGACAGAGGATTGGAATCGGGAAGAGTACAACAATCTGGATGAAGTAGAGTTCAACATGCTCATTATGAATGATGATGTTGAGATTATCGAGCACACCCCACGAACGGAAGAGGAAGGTGAGTTCCATGATGTTGTTATAAAAAGAAGGAGACAGTCAGGAAGAGTAAAGGTAGAGAATGTTCCACCTGATGAGTTCCTTATTTCTAGGGAATCAAAGACAATACAAGATGCAAGGTTTGTCTGCCATCGTGTACTGAAGACTGTTTCCCAATTGCGGGAGATGGGATTTGAAATAGACAACGTAGAGGTATTGGGTGGTGGTGACACGGATATAGATGCGTTCTCCGCAGAAAGGTTAGCAAGGTATGAGTTCGATGACTCCGCTAAGTTCTGGTCAGGCTGGGGCGATGAGGGAACAGGAGACAGCGAAGAGTTAAGATCGTACTGGCTGCATGAGAGTTACATTCGTATAGATGAGGATGATGACGGGATTGCAGAACTCAGAAAGATTACAACTGTAGGAAGCGAGATCCTTCAGAATGATCCTATTGACAGGATTCCGTTTGTCAGCGTTACCCCGATTAAGATTCCGCATAAGTTCTATGGGTTGTCGATTGCGGATCTTGTCATGTCAATTCAGTTGATAAAATCTGTATTGACACGAAACCTCATGGATAACATGTATAACCAGAACTTTGGTAGGTATGCTATTTTAGAGGGTCAGGCTAACTTGGATGATTTGCTCACGCAAAGACCGGGCGGTATAGTCAGAGTCAAGTCACCAAACGCTATCATGCCGTTAGCCACCCCACAGCTTGAACAAAGTTCATTCCAGATGCTTGACTACCTTGACAAGCTTAGGGAATCAAGATCCGGTGTAAGTAAGTACAGCCAGGGTCTAAATGAAAATGCACTAACCTCCCACACCACAGCACAGGCTGTGTCTGCCACGATGACGGCAGCACAGTCCCGTGTTGAACTGATTGCCAGGAGTTTCGCAGAGACTGGTGTGAAGGAGTTGATGCTCAATATATTTGAGTTAATACAAAAGAATCAGGATCACGAAAGGATCATCATGCTGAGAAATAACTTTATCACAGTCAGACCAGACATGTGGCAGGATAGATACGATTGTACTGTTTCCGTGGGAATAGGAAGCGGTAATCGTGATCAGCAAATGATGCACCTTTCCACTATGCTTTCCTTCGCGGGTGATGCAATGAAGGGTGGTCTGAAGATTGTGAATCAGAAGAATCTTTACAACATGGGAGCAGCACTCATAAAGAATATGGGCTTCCAGAATGTTGAAGATTTCTTGACTGATCCCGATCAAGTACCTGACCAACCCAACGCCAAGGAATCAATAGACCAAATGGAGATGCAGCTTAAACAGAAAGAGATTGAGATCAAAGCTGCCGACATTCAAGTTAAACAGCAGAGGATAGAGTTGGAAGCCATGAAGACACAGGTTGACGCTAACCTGAAGATGGCAGAGATCCAGCTTGAAGCTGAGCAAGGGAGACCCGTAGCAATTGGATGACAGAGCGCGTAGAGCGCAATCTCTACTAAACGATCCTCTCATTGTAGAGGCATTTGAAACACTTGAAAAAGATTTACTGGATACCTGGAAACAATCAGGTACCGGTGATAAGGAAACCAGAGAATCGCTCTGGTTAGCTATGAGACTGCTGGATAGACTTCGCATCCATCTTCAATCCATTTTGGAAACTGGACAGATGGCTGAGAAAATGCAGCAATACCAATTATAGGAGAATAAAAAATGGCAGCGGATAAGCAAGTCGCCCCGCATAATATAGCACTACCCCCAGGTGAGGGTAGTATGAAAGAGGCAGAGACAGCTATTCTTGGCTTGATGGAACCTGAAGAGGAGAAACCGGAAACCGAGGAAGCGCAACCATCAGAGGAAGTATCTGAAGGGGAACCCGAAGCATCCGAAGAGGAACCTGAAGTTGAAGAGGAAACAGAGGATGAAGAGGAAGAGTCACCTGAAGAAGAAGAAACTGAAGAGGAAGTTGACACACCTGATGTCTACACCGTTAAGATAAATGGTGAAGATCATGAGGTTACTGAAGATGAACTCATTAAGGGATACTCTCGACAGGCAGACTATACAAAGAAAACACAAGAGCTAAGTCAGTACCGCTCACAACTCGATCAGGCAGCACAGTTCTACCAGACCGAAGTTGCAGCGACTCAGGAAGCTCGACAGCAGTATATCAACTCTTTAGCGCAAGGAGTACAGCTTAGTCTCTCCTCGCTACAGGAGTTTGAGAACATTGACTGGGAACGGTTAAAGACCGAAGACAAGGAAGAATATCTTACAAAGAGAGATGATTTCCGAGAAGCCCAGAACAGTGTTCAGAAGCTAAAACAGACACACGCACAAGAAGCAGAAAAGCAAAATGCTGAACAGCAACATCAGTTTCAAAACTGGGCACAGACTGAACATCAAAAGTTAGTCAGTATCCTTCCCGATTGGGGAGATCCAGTGAAACAGAAAGCGATTGCTGGTGAACTGAGAGAGTTCGCTTTTACCAAGGGCTTTGCCGAGGAAGAGTTAGCACAGCTTTTTGATCACCGTTCTATTCTAATCTTAATGCAAGCTAAAGCTTGGGAAGATGACCAGAGAAAGGTCAAAACAGTTAAGTCTAAAAAGATAAAGAACAAACCCAAAGTCATTAAGAGTGGCAAGGGTGTGCAGAAGTCTGACAGTGAAAAATCAAAAAGAACTGCGAATATGAAAAGACTTCGGGAGACTGGTCACCACAAAGATGCGGTAACACTCTTGGAGGACTTTATAGACTTACAAGAATAGGAGAAAAATTATGGCAGTTCCTACAAATACAATGCTGACTTACAGTGCTGTAGGTATTAGGGAAGACTTGTCAAACGTGATTTATAACATCGCTCCTATGGATACTCCTTTTTTCAGTGGTTGCGGTAGAGGTTCTGCAGACAATACGAAGTTTGAATGGCAGACTGATACCATTGCTGCAGGTACAGCTAACCAAGCTATAGAAGGAAATGACCCGACTAATGATGCGCGGGCAAATCCAGTGCGATTACATAACTACACGCAGATAAGTGTATACACAATCCAGTCATCTGGAACCAACCAGGCAGTCGATTATGCTGGCAGAAAATCTTCGCAAGCTTATCAGTTAGCGAAGAAAGCCAAGCAGATGAAACGTGACATAGAGTTCATGTTGACGAACAATGTTGTCATGGCTGTTGGTGACTCCACGGAAGCTAGGAAGAGTGCTGGACTCAGCACTTGGCTTAACACGGGTTATGTTTCAATGAACCCGACAAGTGGCTCACCTACTGCTGGTAGCTTAGGCACGACTGCACCTGTTGATGCAACCGCTACTGCTTCAATCACTGAAGCGGGTATGCGTGATGTTATCAAAACGGTGTACGAAGCTGGTGGCGATCCAGATGTTATTTTATGTAAACCGGCAATCAAGCAAGCGATCTCAGATTTAGCGCAGTCAGTGTCATCTCTTAGAACAGATACTAAGGGTGATAAACCTGCTCATGTTATCGCTGCTGTTGACGTATATGTCAGCGACTTTGGTACGTTTAAGATTGTGAGTGACCGAAATCAGTTCCGCGAGAAGGATGTCTTTTTCGTAGATTTTGATTACTGGTCTGTGTCTTATCTCCGACCATTCCGTACGGAGAATTTGGCTAAGACTGGTGACTCTGTTCGACAGATGCTTGTCGTGGAGTATGGTCTTGAATCTAAGAACCAAGCCTCAACGGGCTTTTTAGCTGACTGTAAAGCGTAAGAGGTAATTAGGGGGTGGGTAAAACCACCCCCGATCTTATGAAAGAATTTCAAACGAGTTGTCCTAGTGTAGAAGATGATCAAGGTGGTCAAGTCATATTCCCTTTCGGTCCATGTATATATTCAACCTTCATCAGTGATAGTCTAAAGAAGTCATTGTTAAAGGAAGGAAACAAGATAAGGAAGAAAGAGGAGCATAAGTTTAGCGAACACCTTGCCGGTAATATGTATTTCGGTGGTTCATACAATTATAGTGATGAATACATAGAGTCAGTACATGAAGAGCTGGCTGGTATTTTGTTCAAGTGGTTTGATTTTATGTCATCGCACTATGGTCCTAAGAGATTGAACTTTGCACCGGGAAAAGAAAAGTTTGGCATAGCCCTGCAAAACCTCTGGGTTAATTATCAAAAGAGATATGATCATAATCCCAGCCATCAGCATGGTGGTATTGTTTCTTTTGTAATCTACTTAAAGGTTCCTGAAGTTATATTCAAGGAGCAAGCAGAGTCAAATGTAAAATCCGCTGGACATCTTTTCTTTAGATATGGAGAATCAATAAGCCCACTATGCGTAAGGGAGTGGGATGTAACCCCATCTGAAAACTTAATACTAATGTTTCCAGCTACGCTTGATCACTCTGTTCATCCATTCTGGGTAGAGGGAGAAAGGGTAAGCGTGTCAGGAAATTTCCACATACCCGATCAGGCCGTAATAAGTAACAATGGGATTTAAGCAAGTAGCGATTGTTGGGCTGGCAGAATCCACGCACAATGATGCACCCTATACCAGCCCATATTGGGATACATGGGGATTACCTTGGGATGAAGGTAAGTACCCGCACTTTGACAGACTCTTTGACATACATCCATTAGAGTGTATAAAAGCTGCAACCCCCTCGTTCTACCGACAGGGGTATGAGGATAGGTTAAGGGGGCTTGAGGGAAAGCTCTACATGCAGAAAGCTTACGAAGAGATCCCCAATGCAATTGAATATCCACTGGATAAAGTATCCTTATTGGTGGGTGA